ATAAAAAATGTATCAGAATATAAAAACTTTGTCAATGGTTCTTTTTTCTTTTTTTGTCCTTTGAGAATATTTTATTAGGAGCTATACAAAATTCATTTAAATAACAATCATCACAATCTCGGTTTTTGAGAAATATATCCGGTCTTAAACACGAACCTCTTGTTATTTCTTCGCATAATTGTTTATTTTTAGAAAATCCGGTGCTTTTCTTAGGTTCATCTATTTTTGTTTTAAGAATTATACGTTCTACTATTTGTTTTTTCTTTCTGCCCATGATTATTATTTATGCTCGGTGTAAATTATTCGCGCTTCGTCAAATATCAACCTGCTAATTTTTATAGATTCTTTCCATCTTTCGAAAAATTCAGGGTCATTGTTTTTATAGTATATTTTTTTGATTCCGGCTTGGGTTATTGCTTTGGCACATTCGTTACAAGGAAAATAAGAAACATATAGAGTCGATCCTTTTAGATTTATGCCACTATAAGAAGAATTTAGCATAGCATTCATCTCGGCATGGACTATTAATTTATATTTCAATTCTCGGTTTTCATATCTTTCGGCCAAATCTTTAACATTTCTAGGAAAACCGTTCCAACCGATTAGTGGAACATCAGAATTTTCTGGTATAATGACTGCTCCTACTTTTGTTTTATCATAAGACCAAGATGCGGCTAAATCAACCAATTCAAACCATCTCTTATTCCATTTTAATTCTTTTTCCATATCCAGTTGGGTTCTACAAAAATACCTTCTCTGTCCGACTTGCTATTGGTTCTTTTCATCATGCGGTAATTTATGTTATCAACTTTTAATGAACCTGTCAATCCTTCAATAAAATCATTCATGGGATCACATATTCTGTTTATGGTATGATTACAGTAAACATCACTAATATTGATTGCTATATGTCCACCGTTTTTTAATAGTTTCCAAGAATTTTCTAAAACCGGAAATAAAAACCCATTTAACCATTTATCTATCTTTTTGTATCGTTGCCAAGATTGTGTTGAGTCCTTAGAATACCTTTCGATAATAAAATAAGGAGGGCTGGTAAAAATCAGATCAAACTCGGTATTCAAGGTTTTTGTGGCTTCCTCGGCGGGTTCTGGTATCATACTAATTTTTTTACTATTCCCAAAAAGATCAATTTGCTTTTGGTAACTTTCTATCAGATTTTTATTTGGATCGATGCCAGTATATGATTTTATGGATTCTGTGGCCATTGCTCCCGAAAGTCTATCCCCCCAACCAGAACTAAAATCCAACACGTTCTCGGCCTTAAAATGGTCGTATATTGCTTTTGCCGCAGATGGTCTAAATTGACTGGCTATGTACTTTCTAAGAGCTATACAGGTTCTTAGGGTTTCTGAGGTGACTTCCTTTACTTTCAATGACCATAATCCACTTAACAAGGTCATAAAGAATTTTTTTTCGTTCCATGTTCTATACGGAGAGGGTGAATTTATAGAATCGCATTTAAATCGTAACTCCTGATGAAAGAAATTAGATGACTTGTTTCCTATATTGCAAGAATCGATATATGTATTACCCAATTCCCACTTGTATTCATATCTACTGAATAAATTGTCTTTTTTTATTAGATTTGCTGTATCAAGATTTTCTAGTTTTTGAAAATCTTCTTTGGCCTCGGTTTTGCTTATATCTACGAGCGGCATTTCGTAGGATCTGGTTTTTTCCCATATATCCTCTTTTACCGAATTATCAGGTGACGGATGATTTTTTAAAATATTTGACCATTCTGATTGATTGTAAATAATAAACATTTGATCGTGTTATTATACGAATACAATCTAAAATGTCAAAAGAAAATTAGGTGTGTCTAATCTGTGTCTTTGCTGCTTTACCTCTAGCCTTAATATCTGCTCCTACATTTTTAAAATATTTACCAAGTTTTCCTTTCAAGGTTTTCGGATTTTTTTCATCGTCTTCGCGTTTTTTATTATAATTTATTCTAGTATTACTATATGGTAATTTATATTTCTTTTGATTCGGTTGCGGTGTTGGTTGTGGGTTAGGAGATTGTGTTGGCGGTGGTGTTGGTTGTTGATTAGGCTGTTGATTGGGTTGTTGATTAGGCTGTTGGGTTGGTTGTGGTTTTGGGATCTCTAGATCTCCTGTACCTTGATCTAACCCACCAACACTTTCATAATAATCGGCTAGTGTATCGTATAAAAAATCGCCTATGGTTTGTTGTTCCAATTCATCGTTAAAATTTCCATTGGGTGCATATTCCAAGGCCAAAGGATCTACTATTTTTGAAACATCTATTTGTGAATATTTTCTATGTATAAAATCAGCTAAATAATCCAATGTTATCGGAATAGGAGGATTTCGAGCTATTGCATTATTAGACTCCCAATCATCTTCAAAGGATTTCCATACCTTTCTATACATATCAATCAATTGGTTTCTGGCTATACTTGTAGAATGGTCCAATGGTTCACCCGCTAATCTATCCCATGCTCCTTGTATGTAATTTCTTTGTCTAGGGGCAGCTTCGTTTAAAAGAATTTGATCGGTATAAATATTTTCTAATAAAATTGTATCAGAGTCTCGCATACCTAATACTTATATTATTTGTAAATATATATTTTTTTATTTTTTTTGATTATTGGTAATAATTCAGGTTTTTCCCATTTTATAGTATCAAAATTATTTTTGAATTCTTTTTTATAGGTAGATCTATCTTTATCTCCTTTTCCGGCCTGATTGTCCATAATAAATAATTTATTATAATAATTAAAAAATCAATAGGTTGGTAGTCTTATAAAGAAGCAGTCGTATAATTTAAAAAATTGCTACTAAAGTAGCAACTACAATTAATTTGATTTCTTAATATGTATTTGCTCCAAAAGCTGTCATTAGCGTATTCCATCTAGTTGATAGCTTTTGTGCTTGAGTAGCATTTAAACCTTTAGTAATAGCATATCCTCGAATATAACGAGTAGACCAGAGATATGGGGTAGATCCTACTACTCCCATTGCTCCTATGACAATACTTTGAGAAGGAAAGGCAGTTCCTGTTGCTGTAATAGGTGTGCTTATTTGTGTGCCTTTATTGTAATAATATTGTGATCTATCTCCGTTTGTTGTTATGAGAGATGGACCATTTAGTGAAGTAGGAGAAGATGCCGGAGAAATTTCCCCAGTTAAGTTTAAAGCTCCTATTGCGCCACCTTCTTTATTTGAAGAACTCCATCCTAAACCTATAGAAGCTAAAGGTGATGTAGTTGATTGAATACCCATTACATAACTCGATGCTGTCTCAATTCCAGCCCAATAAGCAAATATACCAAAATCAGTTAAAGAACATGATTGGGGATTTGTTCCCGTCGAACTTGGATTAAATTGCGTGTCTAAATATGTATTACTACCGTTTGCCTTGAACCCTGCTGTGGAACCAGTAGGGACGTAAGCTCCGCTAATAAAATTATTATTTATTAAAAGTCTAGAAGCAAGAACAGTCTTCACTTTTACTAATGCCCCTGCTCTGGAGGTTACACCAGCAAATAATCCCATATCATAAATAGAATTCCAAATTTCATCATTTTTCAATCCAATAATAAAATTATTCACTGCTGTCCTAGCAGATACATTAATCGATGCTCCGTTTGCAACAACAGCATTAAAATATTCTTCTGCACCCGTGTCTAAATAAGGTTGTGAATCGTAGATGCCAATTAAAATTTCTTTATTCAGTAACATTGTTAAGCAAATTTTCCTACTGCAAATAAATTGTTAGAATCTTTATAAACAAATGCTCCACCGTAACGAGCCTGAATTGTTGTTCCAGCAGAATAGAGTTGAGCAGCTGATAAAACTAAACTATTTGTTCCAGTGTTCATGATTGCCACATTGAAGCCGTTGCTCAGAGAACTTGGAAATATTGCAGATAAAGAGTTTGCTGTCGTATCAATATGAATTGCTTTATTATTATCAGCATCAGTAAAGATTCTGCTTGTTGAATCTGTAACCACATTAATTTTTATATTACTTGCTGAAGCAGATATAAGACCAGTAGCAGAAATACTACCAACTACTGTTAATTTGTTTGCAGATATTGCTTGTGCTGAAGTTAAACCTATACCAACATTTCCCAAACTATCTACTATAAACGATGTCGTGTCTACGCTTGGTTCATCTTCTATTCTTAATGCGAATCCTGATCCAGTCGATGTTATTTTTAAACCCACACCATCACCTTGATTTAGAATTGAAATACCGCCACCGTTTCCGTTTTGAAGCGCACTTAAAGATGGATTGTTTGTATCATTAGCTTGAATTGTTTGATATGAAGAAAAAATATTTACACTATTCGCTTTTGCTATCGATCTTGTAAAAGAATTTTCTCTATAATTTATCGTATTTCCGTCTAACCATATATCTCCATTGACTGGATTCGTTGGAACAGTATTTGTACCTATATTTAAACCCGCTTCTGTTGCAGAGGACCACGCATTTAACTTTCCAGTCATCGTACCACCAGTAAGAGGTAAAAATTTACTATTAGAAAATTCTATTTTAGCATATAATGCACTATTTGAACTTACATTAGTGTAAACAGAATTCCATTGAGAGGAATTCCCTTGATTGTCCCAAATTGTATTGCTTGCACTTATTTCCCCATTAACAGTAAATGTCTTATTTGGTGCAGAAGTTTTAACACCAACATTTGGAAATGTTGAATTAACACCGCCAACGTGTAACATCTCAACTCCTTGATCGATATCATTAAAAGAGGCAATATCACCAGTTCCATAGTTACCGACCCATATTGCTGGTCCGATTCCATAATGAACAACACTTAATGAACTAGTTGTTGAGAATATGGTATTTGCAAATGTTTGAGTGCCAGTTGAGGTTAGATTACCAAAAATAGTAACATCAGCATCTATTCTTGTACTTTTTTTGATATGAAACTTATCTGTAAAATCTAATACTACTTCATTAAAAACATTATATAATTCTTGATCATCTACGATTGCTATAGCTTTATTTGAATTAATTGTATTATAAACCTGAAATCCATCAGTTGTATCTAAAACAAAATTATCATTACCATCTTTTAATTTTTCTAATTTTAAATTTATAATATTGGCTATATTACCATCGGTTTCGTTGGTACTATAAACAACTTTACCCCATTGAGTATCATCTGCACCGTATTTTACAGAAAATCCTTCGCTTAATATAGATGATCCAAAAGATCCAACTGGAGCGGGATATCCTCCCGTAAAAGCATCATCGATCACTAATATATCTATAGAAAGACCGTATCTTCCTTTTAGCTTTAATACGTTATCGACCTCTGATGCATTTATTTCAACCGGACCTGTTATTGTTCCTCCGGTTAATGGAAGATAATTAGAATTAACATAATTTATAGAAGCATTACTAGCAGAC